GCGCCGGAGCGGTCGAGCTTGGTGGGGTCTTTCCCACTGAAAGCGCCGCCGCCATGACGCGCCGCGCCGCCGTAGGTGTCGCACATCAGCTTCCTGCCGGTGACGCCGGTGTCGGCGAAGGAGCCGCCGGTGACGAATCGACCGGTGGGGTTGACCAGCACACGAAAGTCCTTGTTCAGGCTGTGCGCGTCCGCCACCTTCAGCATGATGTTCCTGCAAAGGTGGTACACGTCCTGCGGGTCAACGTCCTCGCCGTGCTGTGCGCTGATGAGGAATGTATACTAACACATCGGGGCGGGTGACATCAAGTGTACATTCGCTGACAATTAGTGACAGATGGTGCCATTCGGAGGTTTTTTCTTCAGAATCTTCTCCGCCTCCTGAAGCCCGCGCCCGTGAAGCCGGTACACATTGCGCACGTGCATCCCCAGCTCGGCGGCGATGTCCTTCCACTGACGGTAGCACACGTACCGGTACTCCAGGACGACCTGTGCGGGAGGGTCTGAAATCTGACCGATGATGTCGATGATGTCGTGCTTCAGATCCACCAGCCGGTCGATGTCGGCATCCAGCTCCCGTTCGATCTCGATGATCTTTACGATCACATCCTGCATGCTGTGCACGTTGCGGGTGTGACTGACCACATCGTCGTGCATGACGCTGGTGGTCTTGGTGGCCGTCTCCCGGAGGGACATCACCATGTTCAGCTTGCTGTTGATGCGCTTGTCCAGCCAGTACGCCTGCCCCAGATACTCTTTCGCGTTCATGCGTCAAATTCCTCCTCCAGCAGCTTCAGAATTGTCCCGCCGTCCACCGGCGTCAGCACTTTGAACCAGTCGGAGCAGAAGAACACCTCAACCTCTTTCACGGTCTTCAGGGCATTTATGCTGTATGGGTTCTTCTGCAGCTTCCGCCGCGCCGTTCTGTAATCCTTGGCGGCCTGTACCACTATGGCGTTGGCCAGCGTCTCGTAATTGCTCATTCCGCTTCCTCCGTTTCTCCTGCTGTTCCTTTTTACGTTCCTCGCGCCGGATGTTGCTGAGCGCCGCGCCTGCGGTTGGGTCGAAATATCCGTCGCCGTTTCTCCAGATGCGACTGCGTCCACTCATGTCCCGCCACCCGCCTTCCGCTTGCACTTGGTTTCGATGTAGCTGTAGATGGCAGGCAGCACCTCCAGGGCCAGCGGGTGGTTGTTCCACTTCGCGCCAAGCTCCGAAAGCTGACGTGCAGCCTGTTCCCAGAAGGCGTCACATGCCGGGGTGCCGACGGCGGGAGGATCGATGTGGTCGCGCAGAAAGAAGAAGGCGTCCTTCATGATGTCGCTCTCCTCACGGGTCATCGATGCTCACCACCTTGATGTAAATACCTGGCTTCTGGCGCGACCAGCGCTTGGTGACCTCCTCCCGGCACACCTGCGCGTCGTCGTTCCAGAATCCGACGCGGGTCATGCAGTCCTTCAGCAGCTTCTGCAGGTTGTCCGTGTCCGGGCGGGTCACGCGGTACGCGCCCTCCCTGTGGCTCTTCGTGCTGAAATGCCAGTCCACCGTCAGGGCCACCGGCCCCTCCAGCGGCGTCTCCGGCCTGTACCTGCTCAGCAGCCTTTGAAATTCTGAACGGGCTGCTTTGAGCCGGGCTGTGTCATAAAACATGGGCTTCCCGCGCACCACGCGAACCTTGTGTTCCTGCGCGGTGACCGTCGGCGGATGTATGTCCAGAAAGAATTCCATTTTCTAAACCTCATTTCTCTGTGCTTTTCTCCGCTGTGGGAGTTACGTTGCAGTCCTCGAAGGGGAAGGACGGACTTTAGGGAGTCCTTCCCACTTCGGGAGTGTAACGACCATTCTTCTTGTCTTTATGTATATAAAGACAGCGTAGAAGAAGAATTTTTACCCGTCATCCTCGACCCGGTACACCCGGCCTTTTTTCAGAACAAACTCGCCGCCCATCTTCTTGATGCGGGCATACACGGTCTTGTCGGAGATGTCGAGGTATGTCATCATGTCCTGCACACTGACGGAACCATCCATCGCCTGCACATAGAAGGCGTTCCTGAATTCCTCGGCAGCGTTCTCTGATGATTTGCTGTGGCTGTTCTTCATGCGGCCTGCCTCGGCAGATCCCTGTGTCGGCATTGCCTTGAGCGATTCGCCATTGTCCATGCGATGAATGGGGTACTCGAACCAGAAGTCCACCGGCGTGAAGTTCTGGAATTCGCGCAGACTGCATTCCAGCCGCCACCCGGTCGCGCCGGTCTCAGCGATCATGTTTCTGACTTCGTCGCTCAGCTCCAGCTCGATCATGTCCAGCTGGGCGTCGGGATCACGGGCGAATACGCCGCTGCCCGAGGCGCGATCCATAGCGCGCTTGGCACCCTGCGTCCCTTTGGAGTGATGATGGCAGTAGATGGTTGAGCAGCCGGTCTCGTTGCAGATCCTGTCGAACATATTGCAGAAGTGCGCCATGTCCGAGGCGCTGTTTTCATCGCCCGTGATGACCTTGTAAATCGGGTCGATGATGATGGCGTCCAGCCTCTGGTCGCGTACACGGCGGACGAGCTTGGGCACCAGCTGATCCAGGGGCACAGCATGCCCGCGCAGATTCCACACGATGATGTCGTCGATGTGCGTCCGGTCGTAGCCCAGCGCGTCGTAAATCTTCGTGAAGCGGTTGACACAGGACGCCGGGTCAATCTCCAGGTTGACGTACAGCACGCGACCCTTCCGGACGGGGAAGCCGAGCCAGGGCCTGCCTTCGGCGATGGCTACGCACAGCTCCATGAGCAGGAAAGACTTCCCGGCCTTCGAGCTGCCGGAGATCAGCATCTTGTGCCCGCGCCGCAGCACGCCTTCGATGAGCTCCTCCGGCAGCGCCGGGGGATTGGCTACATAGTCCTTCAGGGACACCAGCCCTGGCAACTCGTCCGTCGCGCCTTCCACGAAATCCATCCAGTCCACCCACGACCGGCGACCGATGTTCACACCGAGCAGCTTCTGAATCTGGCCATTGCGGGTGACGCCGGGCATGCGGGAAAGCCTGCTGGGGTTCCGGTTCTGGGTGTCCACCTTCATGCCATGCGAGGCGAGAAAGTCGTACAGGAAGGTGACGCGCTTGCGGTACTCCTGCTGGTCTTCCGCGTCCACACGCACGATGGCGTGAACGCTCTTATGTGCGCTGCTGACCAGCGCGGCGATGGGCAGCTCCAGCCTGCGGTACATGGCGATCTGCTCGTCGACAGGCATGGCGTCCGATTCCACCAGCGCAAAGCGGAACGACGTCACGTTTTCATTGCGCACACCTTCGCCGTCCAGGGCGTTGAAGCGAATCCACGCGCCCGCCTCCGGCTTCCAGTCGCCGACCGTCGCGCCGAGGTCGTCGGGATGCCGCAGCAGCGATTCGATGAGCTCTCCTGCCGTGCGGTCGAACACCCCCTTGGAGGGTACCCACTTGCCGTCGTCGTTCTGCCAGGCGTCGTTGGTGACATACCCCACATGATCATCGGGGTCGAACAGGGTCTGGAGGTACAGAATCAAGTCCTCGGTAGGCTTCCGGGCGGGGACAGCGTCGGGAGAGCTCCCGCTTCCGCCGTCTCCGTCGTAGGAGATTACATCGCCCCAGTCCATGCAGCCGTCCTCGCCGGTGAAGGGCGACCAGCCGCGCTCCTGCGCCAGCTTCACGATGGTCGCGCCGGTCACGGGCACGCTGCTGCCACGGAAGGAGTTCCACCGCCGGGCACACTCGCCGGGGTGATACCGGGCAGCATCCCGGCTGCTCCAGTCCTCCCACACACTCAAGTCATAGCCCTCGGCCTTCAGCGCCATGCCCACGCGCACCCACTCGTCGTGGGTGAGCTCCGAACAGGGCAGCCGGTTCAGGGCGGAAAGTATGTTGTTCACTTTGGAATCCTCCTCATCACGGTCTGTAGGCGGACGCATTGAACCCGAAGGGGATGCGCCAGTTGTTGTTTGAAAGCCGTGCAATCATGGCGTTGGCCTGATCAAATGTCCACAGGCCGACCTCCCGGAATCCGAATCGCTCCAGGCAGCGGATCTGCTTGGGCGTCGAAAGCCCTTCCTGCTGCCGCCGGACGAGCCGATCGATGAGCAGGTGCGCCTTGCCCATGTTCTCCACGGACTCCGCGAAGATGCCGCGCTTCTCCAGGAACTGCAGCTGCTTCTGCGTCGGCGGGCCCATCTCCCAGGCGAACTCAGGCACGTAGTTGGCCAGGTCTTCCGCCGCAATGGACATGGCGTACTGCAGCGGGTCGACCAACTTGCGCTTGCGGTTGCGCATCTCCGCCAGCTGCCGGGCCAGCGCCTGTTCACGCTCACGGAGCACATTGCGCTCGGCCTCTTCCTCGGCTTCCATGATGTCCACGCCGAAGGGCGCGTCCTCCACCTGCCTGTCGATCTTCGCGGCGATCTCCGCGTCCTTCGAAATCAGGGAGGATGGCCTGCACAGGTCGTGCCGGGAGGACATCCACAAAAAGTCAAGAAGAATAAGCTCGGTCTTGCCAGGGAACAGCCGCATGCCGCGTCCGACCATCTGCTGGTACAGGCTACGCACCTTGGTGGGCCGGAGCACGCAGATGCAGTCCACGGCGGGGCAGTCCCAGCCTTCGGTCAGCAGCATGGAGTTGCACAGCACCGCGTAGCGCCCGGCTTCAAAATCCCGGAGGATGTCGGCGCGGTCAGCGCTGTTGCCGTTGACCTCGGCAGCGGGTACACCCATGCTGTTCAGGATGTCGCAGAAGGTCTGCGACGTGTGTATCAGGGGAAGGAACACGACGGTCTTGCGGTCGGCGTAGTTGTCGGCGATCTCCCGGGCGATCTGGTGCAGATAGGGCTCCAGCGCCACACCGATGTCGCTCGCGCTGTAGTCGCCGTTGGTCACGCTGACCTCGCTGATGTCCAGCCTGAGGGGGATCATCTGCGCCTTCACAGGGCAGAGATAGTGTTGCCGGATGGCCTGCGTCATGGTATACTCATAGGCACAGGAATCGAAAAAGCGTCCGAGGGATCGCTTGTCCCCGCGATCCGGCGTCGCGCTGACGCCGAGCACATTGGCGTCGCCGAAGTGCTCCAGCACACGCTGATAGGAATCGGACAGGCAGTGATGCGCCTCGTCCACGACGATGGTTGAGAAGTAGTCCGGCGGGAACTGCTGAAGCCGCCGCTCCTGGCACAGCGACTGCACGCTGCCCACGGTGACGGGGAACCAGCTGCCGAGGGAGGAGCTGCCCGCCTTTTCATAGGCGCACTCCAGTCCGGTGACCTGTTTCACCTTGTCCGCCGCCTGATCCAGCAGCTCGCCGCGATGCGCCATGATGAGTGCGCGCCCGCCGCGATCCACCTGTTCCTTCACGACGCTGGCGAAGCACACCGTCTTGCCGCACCCCGTGGGGAGAACCAGAAGCGTCCGCTTCCGGCCCTCCGACCACTCGCGAAGAATGGCATCTCGCGCCTCCTCCTGATAGGGCCTGAGTGTCATCGCCATGATCAGAACCCTCCGTCGCCCCAGGGCACCTCGGGGTCGTTCACCGGCGCAAAGCCCACGGACTCGTCGTAGTCATAGAAGCGTTCCACATCGTTGACCTGACGGTCTTCGTTGCCCTTCTGGTAGGTGCGGGGCTTGATGTGCGCCCGGCCACGCGCTCCGATGATGCCGTTCCAATTCATGGCGACCTTCTCGCCGTGCTTCTTCTGGCCGATGCAGCGGAAGAACGACGCGATTTTCCATTCGAGGGTGCGGTACAGAATCAGGTCGAAGCGGGCGGTAGCCACGCCGATGTCGTTGTCGATGTTGATCGAGATGGTGGCTTTGTTGCAGGCGGGAATCTTGGCGGAACCGGGGAAGCGCCCGCGCTCGAAGTTGGTAATCGTGAAGGTGTAGTCGCCTTCGGGCAGGACGACGAATTCCGCGCCATCGGATTCCAGAACGTCGTCCCAGTCCATGATCCTGTTATCGGTTGCCATTGAATGTATCCTCCTTAAAACGGTACGTGATTCGGGTCGTTCATGATGGTCGTGACCACCTGATCCCAGTTGCGCATGAGCCAGCCACGCACATACTTTTCAGGGTACTGGTCGATGGGCGTCTCCGGCGGGAAGTGTCCCTTCTGGGCCACCAGCGTCTGGATCTCTTCGGCGGCGATGCCCGCCTTGTCCATCCACTCCGTGATGGTCTTCAGGGTTTCCGGAGTGACAGGCGGAAGCGGCTGCTGTGTCACCGCGGGCTTTGAAGGCGCTGCCGCCGCCTTCGGCTGTGCCGGGGTCGGGGCCTTGGCCTGGGGCGCGGCGTCGCCGAAGATCGGCGCGATGCTGTCGTAGCACAGTTCCATCTCGTCCGGCAGACCGTGGCGGTTCTTCGCGTCGAACACTGGCCTGTGGTTGGTGTAGATGACGCGCTTGCCGCCCTGGGCCTTGTGGGTGTTGCTGTCCGTCGCCACGACGATGGTCTTGTAGTTGAGGAACAGAAGCGCGTCCGGCCATTCCTTCAGCAGCGGTGCACACTGCTTGGAGAGCTTGAGACCCCACACATCGAACCCGCCGGTCTCGTCCGGCAGTTCCACGCGGCGCTGCTTGGCATGGGCGGTGATCACCACATGCTTGCCCGAGGCGATGACCTCGTCGCAGGCGGCGAGCAGCCGGGAGAACTCCTCGCTCAGGAAGGTGTAGCCCTTGCCGTAGCCGAAGGACTCGAGCCCCGGCTGGCGGAACTTCTGGCAGATGTGGTCGATGGCCATGGCCTCGGCCCAGTCGGCGGTGTCGAGCACCAGCGTCCGGCACACGTCCGGGGTGGCGGCGACCTCCTTGATGAGCGCGATCAGCTCCTCCCACGTCTCCGGCTTCTGCAGGCGGCGCACATCCAGGTGCGCGGTGCCGCCCTCGGTGTCGATGAACAGCGGTTCGGGCGTCTGCGCGGAGAGGCTGGTCTTGCCGATGCCCTCGACCCCGTACAGGACGACCTTCTGTGGGCGCTGCACGCGCCCGGTGATGATGTTTAGCATGATTGCCTCCTTACTTCAGGCTGCAGGAGCGGTCATCCACCACCATGCAGCCGGGTACCTTCTGCCCGGCGTTCAGGAGCCTGCGCACCTCGGTTTTGTACACCGTAGGGGCGGGAACTTTGAACGCATCCTTGTACTTGTGGCGCTTGAGCCACGCCACGGCCTTCGCCTCGTCCGTCACTTCCAACCGGCTGGTCTTTCGGTAGCTCAGGGTGGCCACACCGAGATCGGTGGTCTGGCCGTCGCATTCGCGGTCGAGAATCATGATCAGGCGGGCTTCCTTCCTGTCCAGCGCGTCGCGGCGCTGCTTCAGCCGGGCTTCCTCCGCCTTGAGGGCAGCGGCCTCGGCGCGGTAGTTCAGTGTCAGCTTGGCCAGGTACTGAAGGATGTCCTCGCGCTTCATGGCCAGCGCGTTGATCTGCGTGATGATGGCCTCCTCCTGCTCGACGGAGGGCACTTCGCCGGTTTCCGGGTCGGGCTCCAGCTGATCCAGCAGCGCCAGGATCTGGGCGTTCACTTCATACAGCTTCATGGGATGCTCTCCTTTCCTGATAGAGCGGGCAGGCGTAGCGGGGTGTCCGGGTCGCGGCGTCGGAACGGCTGTGCGCGGGCGCTGCCTCCAGCAGCTTGGCCAGCCGCAGTGCCACGATGCTGATGGCGGACAGGACTTCGATGAGCTCGTCATCCGAAGGCGTCCTGGGAATCTGATCGAACATGGACGGGTTCCTCCTTTCCGAAGGCGTGTCGCTGTGCCTTACACTTCCCAATAGAAGGTGGAGGGCGATTTGGACGAAGGAATCTGAACTTTTTTTCAAAGAAGTTCATCGATGCTGTCCACGCCGAATTCCTGGCACACCTGCTTCTCCACACGGGCCAGCTGGCTTCTGAAGGTCGTGCGGTTCATGCCCAGGAGCTCCATGGCCTTCCGCTGGGAGATGTTCTGATCCGCCATGCACATGCCGGTGGCAATCGCGTCCGGGCACAATTCGGACAGTCGCTCCAGCAGCCTGCCCAGCGTGATGCGCTCCACGGCAATGGCCTCCGGTGTGGGCTCTCCGCTGGGCAGCGCGTCGCCTTCGCGGTACGAATCGCCGTCGGCGTTCTGGCACTCACGATCCAGGCGGAGCTCGCGCCCGGCGCACTGGTATTCGCAGAACTCGCAGTCCGCGTCGCACTTCCACATCCACTTGAGGCCGGGCAAACGGCACTTGCCCTGTGCCTGCATCTTCTTCTGGTGCCGCCAGATCGGGCGACCGAGGGCGAAGTACACTTCTTCGGACACTTCTTGCGGTGTGATCTTGTAGGGATCGTTCGGGTCGAGGCGGAAACCGAGATAGCGACGATGATTGGAATTGCTCATAAAAAACCCTCCGTTCGGTTTTCCGAGCGGAGGGCAGGCGGATAAAAACGGCCATGGAAATCAAAGCTGTCAATCCACAACGGAACAACTCCGTCTCGGATTGCAGCCAGCCTTCCGATGGCCGTCTGCGTATGATGTTGTTGCGCCGGGAACATCGGAATCACGAATGCGTCCATGCGCGTGATTCCCGGCGCACAGCAGGTCTTGCTGATGAATATAGGATAGCGTAGATGAGGGGCAATGTCAGGATCAAAAACTGACCCATTATTTGGTGGGTTAAAAGCTTTTGGGATTCACTTTTACCGTGATTGAGGGTGAAAATGCAGGAAGAAGTCACATATCCGGGTCAAAAATGCAGGCTGATGATTGAAAAACCGTCAAATAATGGGTCAAAAAATGAACCGCCCTCAAAAAATAAACGCGCCATCTCTGGCGCGTCTGAAGGGCGGATTGGTGAAAACAGAATCGGAAAATCAATCGGTCTCGCTGAGTTTCGTGTATCCCGCCGATGCAATCAGTTCATTGACTTCACGCATAGAATCCATGTACCGGCAGTTGATGATCTCACGGTAAATCAGGTGGATGCCGGTGTACTGCAAGGGAACCTTTGCCATGTCGAGGAACCAGTACGAGATCCAGGGCGGCAGGGACAGCGCCACGATGATCCGCAGGGCTGTGGCCGGTTTGTACGACGATTCCTCCCTCAGCCAGCGCTTCACGGTGGAATCGGAAACCAGAGCCGCCTCCGCTGTCTCGGCAATCGTCATCTGCTGTATGTCCATGATCTGGCGCAGCGCTTTGCCGGGGACGCGGGACAGCGAGGCCAGCATTTCGGCCTGGCGCTCGTTGGTTTCTTTGGGGGACAGGGTTGCGCCGCGTGACACATAGTCGTTGTAGTGCCGGTTATACTCCTCGTCGCTGTTGATGGAGTTGAGGTGGAATTCGTAGTTATCATCCACCTCGTAGATGTTCTCAAACCGCAGGCAGCACTCGTCTACATGGCGATTGGCCCACTCGGTCATGCGCGGGCCGTACTTCGTCTGCGTGACATACTCAGGATTGTTCAGGCAGACATGCCCGCCGACGTAGACATATGCGCCGGAATCGATCCTGGCGCGGTACTCCTCGTTGCGTTCATACAGCCGGAGGGCATCCAGGGGACTGATGACGAAGGTGTACGATGTGCCGGGGCAGCTCTCCCGGTCGAACAGGAAAGGACGGATATAGCCACCCTTCTCCTTTGACCGCTGTACATAGTTCAGAGAGCCCTGTGCCTGCCAGAAGCCCAGGTGCAAAAGACGTGCCCGGACGAGATACTTGGGGATGCCCCATTCCTCCGAGACGCGCCTTCCCACATTCTCAAGCGCCCAGCCCATGTGCCGGAGGCGATGCTGTTCTTCCTCGGCATAGCTCTGGAACTGCGGCAGCGCGAGGCTCCTGGGCATCTGAAGCGCATGGCTGCCGCGCTTGGCTTCCCACTCCAGAATCGGCAGAGGATTCTTGGGCTCCCGGCCCTGGTTCTTGGGCTTCCGCTTCTTCTTTATGGTAAGAAGGTCGCTGTTGTACATGTCCTGCAGCCGGTAGAACAGCCAGTGGTATTCCGCGTGGAAGCACTCGTGGAAGATGTGCAGCGACCGGTTGTCCAGAGCGATCAGGTTCCCGTTGGTGACAATCGTGTCCGCCGGGATCGTAATCTCCACGGGCGGATCTTTTTCATCACTGCCGGGAAGCTGTACCAGCACTTTGCTTTCCTTCCAGTAGAGGACGCTCTTCGTCTTAGGCTTATGATACAGCCGGTGGCTTTCGATGTTCAGCCCCATGGCCTTCGCCAGGTGGAAAGCGTTGATGCAGCGCCTGTCGCGCAGGGCGATGGCCAGGTACCTGAAGTGCATCTGCTCGGCGGCTTCCTCGACCTCCTCATAGCTCATGATAGGGATCAGGTAGTCGTCCAGCTTGATGGCGTCCCTGTCGGGCTTGTCAAAGCTAAAGCCTTCGAGGGAGTACGTGATCTGGTCTTCGAAGTCGAAGGACACCGTCGCGTAGACGGTGCAGCTCTGTCGTCCGTAAATCGAATCCGTGTGAACGTCCGCCTCGATGTAGACCTCCAGATCCGCGAGGAAGGAAAAACGATCCTGCCACCAGAAGCTCATGCTGGGGGAGATGTGGCAGTCGCGCATGGTCATGCAGTCCTCGGTGAAGTCGGGAACATCGAAGTACATGGCAAGGTCGCCGTCGTACATGCGCTGCCCGATCTCTTCGACGATGCCAGCGGCGTAGTGACGGAGGATGAAGGTATTGCACTTGGTGATCGCCGGAAAGGGAACGGTGTTCCCGCTGGGCTTGGTGGGCACAAACTTATAGGGGTGCTCACTCTCATCACGCAGCCATTCTTCCAGTGCGACGCCGCCGGACGCGGCAATGATCTCGTTGCTGGGTTTGCCCACTCAAAACACCTCCCGGAACCAGTTTTTGGTATGATTATATTATATTCA